TGAGAAGCGAAGCAGAATAAGATAAACTTCAGGCTATGCACTGAAATATTGTGCGAAAGGACTGAAATCATGTCGTTAACACTAAAGTTATCAATAGGTAATAAACAATTTAAAAATATTGGGAGGAGAGTATGACTCCTAATAAGAAGGGCGCGGGGAGACCATCAGGAAGCCCCAACAAGGCGACATCAGACGCTAGGATAGCTATAGCTTCATTTGTGGATGGAAACGCTTATAGGCTCTCTGGATGGCTCGATCAAGTAGCGAATGGAGTGCGTAAGAAGGATGAGAACGGTGAGCCCACTGATGAGTATGTCATCCCACCGAACCCAGCGAAGGCGTTTGACCTGTTCCAAAGCGTAGTGGAGTATCACATCCCCAAACTGGCAAGGACTGAGTTGACTGGATCGGATACTGCACCAGTGATCATTGAGCACAACATCAATGTGTTTGGCCAGTTGTTGGAGAACATTAAAGCTTCGAGGCAATCCCAATGAAGTTCCGCAAGAAGCCTGTGGTGATCGAAGCCACCCAGTGGTTCAAGATGGGAGATCACCCAATGGTCTATGAGGTCATGGGTAATCCCAAGGAGATCAATGGATGGATTAGGATTATTCCAACAGGAGAATACGCCATCAAAACCCTTGAAGGCCATCACATTGTCAGTACAGGCGACTGGATCATCACTGGCGTGAAGGGTGAGCACTATCCATGTAAGTCAGACATCTTTGAGATGACCTATGAGGTGGCAGAATGAACCACTTCAAGCATAGATGAGCGAAGTCATTGACGAAGTCCTCCTCGACCCCAAGACTCAAGAGGAGTTCCTAAACTTATCAGTCGTTGATCAGACAGTATTCCTATGGCAGTACCAGTGGCTGAAGGAAAAGGCGCATAAGCATCAGATTGAGCCATCAGGGGATTGGTGGAGTATTTGGCTGATGCTCGCGGGCCGTGGCGCTGGCAAGACCAGAGCAGCATCCGAATGCTTGGCATGGTGGGCATGGAGTCAGCCTGGCACCCGTTGGCTAGTATCGGCTCCAACTTCAGGGGACTTGAAGGGCACATGCTTTGAGGGTGACTCAGGGTTGATGACCATTATTCCCCCAATGCTGATTGAGAAGTACAACTCCAGTCTCCATGAGATACACCTGACGAATGGATCATTCATCAAGGGGATCGCTGCCTCGGAGCCTGAGCGCTTTAGGGGGCCACAATTCCACGGTGGATGGTGTGATGAGTTGGCAGCTTGGGAGTACATCCAAGAGGCGTGGGACATGATGCAGTTCGGCCTCCGACTGGGTAAGAAGACCAAGCTGATCTGCACCACAACTCCAAAGCCCAAAGACTTGATCCTTGATCTGGTGGGACGTGAGGGGGATGACGTGGCCATCACACGGGCATCGACCTATTCGAACATTAAGAATCTGGCGGAGAACTTCCAGAAGCAGATTCTCCAGTATGAATCCACCAAGCTCGGACGCCAAGAGATTTATGCCGAGTTGATTGACCCAGAGGCGGATGGTATCGTCAAGAGGGATTGGTTCAGACTATGGCCAGATGGCAAGCCCTTCCCCAAGCTTGAGTACATTATCCAGTCCTATGACTGCGCCACATCAGACAAGACATACAACGACCCTACAGGATCAATCACGCTAGGCGTGTTCAAGCCACTGGATGGAGGTATGTGCGTCATGGTGCTCGACTGTTGGCAAGAACACTTACAGTATCCTGACCTCCGCCCCAAAGTCCTTGAGGAGTTCGAGGTGGCATATGGGGAAGGAAGAGAGAAGAAGCTCGTGGACGTGGTTCTGGTGGAGGACAAGTCCGCTGGCATCTCATTGATCCAAGACTTACAGAGGGCGCACATCCCAGTCATTGCATACAACCCTGGGCGAGCCGACAAGATCCAACGGCTATCCATTGTGGCAAACATCATCAAGGCTGGTCGAGTGTGGGTGCCCGAGTCATCCGTCCGTAAAGGATACGTGAAGGACTGGGCTGAAGGCATGGTGAGCCAGATCTGCTCCTTCCCTGAGACCGCACACGACGAGTTCGTGGACTGCATCAGCCAAGGGTTGAGATACCTTCGGGACGCTGGATGGATCAGCATCGACATGCCAAGGCGTGATCCCTACGAGGACTCAGACATCTTGGACGCTGATGAGTACAATAACAAGGGACGAGCCAACCCTTATGCTCAGTAAGGTGGCAACAACTCCACGTGGCAACAACTCCACGTGGCAACAACTCCACGTGGCAACAACTCCACGTGGCAACAACTCCACTGGGGTTGAACCAAACATAGATCAAGGGCATAATCTGACCATGGCTAAGAAACCCACACTAGACGAGATGCGCCTTGCTCTAAACAAGGTGTTGCCTAAACGTGAACGTAATGCCAATCTAAAGAAGTTCTTGTCACCAAGCAAGATAAAAGAAAAGCTGTATCACGCAACACCTGCTAACTTCAAAGAGTTCCAAGGCGAGGGGTTTGATCCAACTATCAGTGGTAACGCTACATGGTTATCGACCGATCCCCATCATCAGCCAGCCATGCACAACATCAGTGGTGGAAGAGACGCGCAGTTCAGGGAAGGCACAAATGTGATGCCAGTCCATGTTCAGGCTAAGGTGCCACTGTACTTAGACGACAAAGGCATGATCGAGTATGCACGAGCTGCTTACGCTAAAGGGCACAGCGAGTTCCCTGACCTACTGACACCTGAAACGGTTAGATTACTCAAGGAAGATGGATACGACAGCATCATCCATGCTGATCCCTACAAGGTTGGTCGAGCACACGAAGTCATCATGCTCCAACCAACACAGATTAAGTCAGCCATTGGAAACCGTGGCACATACGACGTCAACGAACCAGACATCACCAAAGCCAAGGGTGGACAAGTCACCCACGCACATCACTTAGAGATAGAGGAGCGCCCCTTATGAATGAGTTAATCGGAAAGGGCAGACCCTTCTATTCAGCACTGGACATGGGCGCTAAGGCTCTTAAGCGTAAGGTAGGAACTGGCTCTGAGTTCCTCAAGGAGTTGATGGCATTGCCTGGCGTCAAGCCCACTGAGATTAAAGAGCGTGGTCTAGAAGAATTGATGAGTGCGCCTAAGATGACGCATGAGCAGTTCCTTGGTCAACTGGCAAGAAAACCAGCGCACAAGATCAATGAGAAGGTACTGACTGAAGGTGGCAACGACGAAACAATCCAAGAGTTAATAGACAGAGATGCTAGGGAATACGCTAATCGAGAGATTGGAACTAGCCCAAGGATGCGTGATGATTGGTCAGAAACTTATGATGACTTCGTTGAAAACGCCAATCAGAATAAGTATTTAGAATACCAAAAAGAAGCTGACAAGTTAGTTAGACAAGGATTGGCTGACCCTGCAGCTGTTCACTCCGAATACACATTGCCTGGTGGTGAGAACTACCGCGAGATGTTGATCAAAGACCCACAAGGTAAGTTTGGAGGCGTCCCATCACACTTCCATGGCGAACCCAACATCATAGCTTCGATGCGTCTTAAAGACCGTACTGGCTTAAATGGTGAGAAGCTATTGCACCTTGAGGAGCTACAGTCTGATTGGCATCAGCAAGGGCGTGAAAAAGGTTATCACACAGAAGAAATTGAAAAGCGTCGAAAAGAATTATCGGATTTGGCGGCTCCTTACATTCAAAACAATAAAGCGATTCCAAAAGAAATTCATGATGAATTATTATCATTACCAAACAATTTTGCTCCACCAGACGCCCCATTTAAAAAGAACTGGGAAGAGATGGCCATCAAACGATTGATCCATCACGCTGCTGAGAAGGGCTACCATGGAATTGTCATGACGCCTGGTAAGGAACAAGCTGATCGGTATGGTTTAGCTAAGCACATTAGTAAACTCAACTATGATGAGCTTGGAGATTTAAGAGCATTTGATCACGAAGGAAGAATGGTTTTATCCAAAAACATTCCTGTTGATGAATTACATGAGCACATTGGAAAAGAACTTGCAAACAAAATTGCTGAAAATCACAATAAAAGATTGGAAGCAAAACAAGTTTATAGGACTGCTTTAAAGAGTGATGCGCCAAATGAAGTTGTTGATCCTTTATATAAGAATTACATAGCTCATCCAACAGAATATTCAGGACTTGATCTTGAGGTTGGTGGTGAAGGCATGAAGGGGTTCTACGACAAGAAAGTCCCCAACATATTCAATGCCGTGGGCAAAAAACATGGCGTCAAGATGGAATTGAATAGCCATCAAATAGAAAAAGAACCTGCCAATAGATTGCAAGTTGGTGAAATGGTATATGAAGATCCAGCAAAAATTGCTCAATTGCACCACTTCCCTATATCAGAATCATTGCGTGAAGACGTGTTAAAGAACGGACTACCCTTGTACAAAACAGGTGGAGTCATCCATAAAGCCGAAGGAGGCAACGTGCAACCTACAATCGAACAAATGCGCATGGCGCTACAAAACAAGAGTACGTTTCCAAAGTATGGCATTCAGTCTATTGGAGCCAATGAAGCGCCTGACTTGTCTCCCAAGTATTACATCCAACCCAATAGAGATGGCAACTTAGGTGTTGGTGGTGTGGACATGGATAACATAACCCCTGGCATGCAATTGGTAAAGCAAGAAATACCAAACATGAATCCACCCAATAGTCCCAATGCTCCACAAGCCCCACAAAGCCCGTTGGGAGCACCTCCAAGCCCTCAAGGTGGACAAAGCAATATCCTTAACCTGACACCACAAGGACAAGCGTTGAGTGCTATGACGCCTCCACAGACCCCACAGGGTTTAGCTAAAGGAGGTACACCTAAATCAGTTGAGGATATGAAAGCAGAATTGTCCAAAAAGAAAACTGAAAAATCTAAACGTGTTGAAGTTAAAGCTGAAGGATCAGGTGGCGTTAAGGGAATTGTTGTTCCTCGTCATTTGATTGAAGGTAACCCTAAAGCAAGTGCTGAAGGGTTAAAAAATATGATGAGTGCAAGAGCTAAAATATATGGTTCAGAACATCGTGAGCCTTTAACACTTGGGCAAATGGCAAAAATTCACAAAGATATACTAAGTCAACATTTTGCCCAACCAAGAGAAATCCAATTACAAAATGAATCAAATGCATTAAATCGCATTCGCTCAGCTAAGTTTATCAAACACAACAAAGACACACTAGACGAATCTGAAAAATTAGATACCGTTCATCATGAACATGACTCACAAGGTCGATCTTATGTTGGATATGCATCTAAAGGTATAGCAGGACATGCTTTGTATCCTAGAGGCCATGGCAAAAATATGGATTACAAAGTGATTAATACTTGCCCTGGTCAAACCGAAGGTTGTGGTGGTGGTACTGATGCCAAAGGAATTGTTGACACAAGTAAGGGTACATGTTTTGCACCTAATTCAGAATCACAGTACGCGGCAGCCGCTAGTCGTCGTGCAGGTCACGCCATTGCAAAACATGATCCTGAAATGACTAAAGATTGGATATTAGCCCATACAGGTTCAATTAGAAATGCTACAGAAAGAGCAGATAAACAAAACAAAAGAATGTTGTTTCGTCCTAATGTAGTGGATGAAACAGATGTGTCTTCTCGTCATGTTATTCGCCATTTGAATGAACAACGTGCAAAAGAAGGAAAACCACCAATTATTGCTAATTCATATGGGAAGACCAATGAGTTGCATGACCCTGAAAATGGGTACTATGTGACTCACTCCAATGTTGGCCCTAAGACCAAGCATGGACAATCAATTGCTGAAAACATATCTCGTGATAAAGCAAGAGTAAGAAACACAATTTTGGCGGCTGACAACAGAGGTGATTTTGTGAATGAACAAGGACACAAAACACCACCCAAAGGTTCTTATATGGTTACAAATGTAAAACGTGGATCACCCATGGCAAAAAACATGGAAAAAACCATCAAACACGCTAAGTATTGGTCTACAGGACGTCCACAAAACGAATTGACCAAAGAAGAAAGAGAAGAAGGCGCTGAAGGGCATTTCAATGGATTGGGTCATCCAACAACAGAAGACAAATCCCATTATGGTCACAAGACTTTAAATGATTTGAGATTTGACTATCAACGACAACATATTCTTCATCCACGTTTAGTGCAAGTTGGTCACAATGATGACGGTACTCCACACATGATTCCTACTGACTCAAGATTTAAAGATGAAGAGGTATTAAACAAACAAGTCAAAAATCGTTATATGACTAAAAATGGCAAAGTTGCTGGTCATATTTTAATGACCACACCAACTGAATCTACTAGCAATGTGGGACATCAAACATCATTTACACATAATGTAAGTGATGAAGACATCAAACATGCTGTAAAAACAAAAGGTGAATACGTAATTGACAAACCTGAAGATCAGTTACGAAGCGCAAACAAAGAATATGTTGCACCACAACCAATTAAGATTATTCGCAAAGCGGACGGTGGTTTGGTTGGTGAAAGACATTGGGGTTATAGTGATGATGATTTCCATGCATTCCCTGAGCAAAACCCAATTGCACAACGTCACTTAGCAATGCGTCGTGGTGAAGATGAAGATATGCCTTATCATGCGCCCAAACCAAATGTTATGATTAACAAAAACTTGGATACTATGATTCTTGAATTGATGAGGAAAAAATAATGAGTAACCAAGACGATATGAACATTGACGAGCAAGAAGACGGTTCGGCTATTGTTGACATGCCTGAGATGGAAACCGAAGAGCAAGAAGACGGTTCAGCGATTGTCACCATACCAAGCAGTGGCCCAGAAGAGAATCCAGACTTTTATGCAAACATGGCAGAAGACTATGACGAAGGTGAACTTCGTACTATTGCCATGCGCTACATGGATTTAGTCAAGAATGACAAAGAAGCCCGTGAACTAAGAGATAAGCAATACGAAGAGGGATTAAAACGTACTGGCATGGGGAATGATGCCCCTGGCGGTGCTACCTTCATGGGAGCGTCTAAGGTTGTGCACCCAGCGATGGCTGAGGGTTGCGTTGACTTCGCTGCTCGCGCCATCAAAGAGATGTTCCCACCAGATGGCCCTGTCAGGACTAAGATCCTTGGCAAAGTCGATGAGATGAAGACTCAGAAGGCTGAGCGTAAGCGTGACTATCTAAACTGGCAAATTACAGAGCAGATTGAAGAGTTCCGCGATGAACAAGAACAGTTGCTGACTCAGTTGCCCTTGGGTGGATCACAATACTTTAAGCTATGGTTTGATGAAGACAAAAAACGGCCCTGTGTGGAGTTTTTGCCAATTGATAGGGTGATACTACCGTTTGCTGCGACCAATTTCTATACAGCCCAACGAGCTGCAGAGGTGCATGAAATTACCCATTGGGAGTTTAACCGTCGCATTGCCAGTGGAATGTACCGTGATGTGAACGTCATTCAAGCGGTGTCTGAGCCCGATCAAACTAAACCACAGAAAGCCAACGACAAGATTGAAGGTAAAAAGTGGGAGGACAACAAAGACGGATTGCGCAAGGTTTACCACATCTACACCTACCTTGAGTTGGAAGAGGACAAGTACAGCAAGGGCAAGATGGTGCCTTATATCCTAATGATTGACGAGTTAGACAACGAGGTTGTTGGCTTGTACAGAAATTGGGAAGAAGAAGATGAGACCATGACCAAGTTGGATTGGATTGTGGAGTTTAAGTTTATCCCTTGGAGGGGTGCATATGCGATTGGTCTCCCTCATCTCATTGGTGGATTGTCCGCTGCCCTAACTGGATCACTTAGAGCGCTTCTGGACTCTGCTCACATCAACAACGCAGCCACCATGCTCAAGCTCAAGGGGGCTAAGATTAGTGGCCAATCCCAACAGGTTGACATCACTCAAATTGTTGAAGTTGAGGGAGCACCTGGCGTTAACGACATCCGTTCAATAGCCATGCCCATGCCGTTCAATCCACCTAGCGCAGTGCTATTTGAGCTTTTAGGATGGCTTGACACCGCAGCTAAGGGGGTAGTCAGCACCAGTGAAGAAAAGATTGCTGATGTCAATGCACAAGCCCCTGTGGGTACAACTCAGGCATTGATTGAGCAAGGTGCAGCAGTCTTTTCTGCCATCCACGCAAGGATGCATGAATCACAAGCAAGGGTACTAAAGATCCTTTGCAGACTGAACCGTTGGCACTTTGATGAGATGCGCAAGTCTGAAGTTGTTGCTGACTTAGAAATTGAACGCGAAGACTTCTCACGCAATACAGACGTTGTTCCTGTATCAGATCCACACATCTTCTCTGAGACCCAACGCATGGCTCAGAACCAAGCTGTGTTGGCCTTGGCTGAAAAGCACCCAGACCAGTTCAACATGAGTCAAGTGTTGTCACGTTTCCTCAAGCAATTGAAAGTGCCAAACGTGAATGAATTGATGAAGGATGTGCCAGCGCCTGAGCAAAGGACTTCTGCGGATGAGAACGCAGCCATGTTGCTAGGACAGCCTTCATACGCTTACATGCAACAAGACCATATTGCACACATCCAAGATCACCTGCAATTCGGATTGAATCCATTCTTTGGTCAGTCACCGTTTGCCGACCCCAACTACATTAACAACTTGATTGAACACATCAAGCAACACATGACATTGTGGTACTTGAACCGCAGTAATGCATATGTGGCACAGTCGCAAGGTGGCAAGCCAATCAACAACTATGATGATCCTAGCCTTACAGCTACCATAGACAAGCTATACACGACCGTTGGCGCACATGTGGAGTTGGATACCAAAGACGTGTTTAAAGCGTTTGTACCCGCCTTCCAACAACTTATACAAGTGGCATCACAACGCGCCCAAGCAGCTCAGGGTAATCTACCCCCAGCCGAGCAAGTCGTTAAAGAGACAAGCATGGCTGAGACACAACGCAAAACGCAAGCTGATCAAGCCAAATCTCAGTATGAGCAAGCCAAGTTGCAAGCGGATATGCAAAAAACGCAGATGGACAATCAAACAAAAATTGCGATTGAGAACGCCAAGCTAACGCATGAGACAATCCAAAACATAGCTCAGGCACAACCGCCTGAGATGCAACCGCCTATGGGACAACCCATGGCACAACCACAGGCGCAACCGCCACAACCCCAAGGAGCCCCAAATGTCAACATCTGATCAAGAACAAAAGAGCATCAACGTACCCCAACACAAGCGCTTGGCTCAAGGCGCACCTGTGAACGGACAAAGCATGAAGGATGGCGGTAAGAAAACTGCTTCCCCTTTGTCTAAGAAAAAATGATTGAACAATTGATCCACGTGATCAAACTTCGCCAAGCCGAGTTAGCTGCGTCTCTTGCCTTCGGGAACGCAACCACTTGGGAGGCTTATCAGCGCATGGTCGGTGAGTATCAGGGACTGCAATACGTCATGAACTCATTTGACCGCATGGCTGAGGAAGAAGAAGGAAGAGAATAGGTCGCACTCCGCGACTGAGGCCGCGCTGAAAAGCGCTTTAACGATGCACCTGAGATATGGTGTTTTTTAGGAGTTAGTATGAGTGAGAAAGAGAAGATCCCTACTATTGAGGGAAGCCAAGGTACGCCCAATGCAGAAGATTTAGCATGGGCATTCCCAGACGTAAACCCAGGGCAACGCCCCTTCGGTGGTCGAGTAATCGTGCAATTGCGCAGAATTAAAAAAACTGTTGGACGATTCATCATTGTTAATGAAACTAAAGAGAATGAAAAGTGGAATAACATGATCGGCAAGGTCGTGGCTATTGGCCCACTCGCGTTCAAGAACAGGGACACCATGCAACCGTGGGCTGAAGGCTCATGGGCTGATCTTGGAGACTTTGTCCGTGTTCCTAGATGGGGTGGGGACAGGTGGGAACGCAATGTTCCTACTGAAGACGGTGAAGATCCTGTTTTGTTCATGACTATCAACGACCACGAACTGATTTCGGCCATCACAGATGATCCGTTGTCGTTCAAAACATACGTATAAGGGAAAATATCATGGCAGAAGATAAAAAAACACCAGATTTAAAGATAGAAGAGGCGCAAGACGGCTCTGCTGTCGTTGAATTAGACGAAAACTTGCTCACAAATGACGAAGATGATCAATTAAATGATGTGGCAACAACTCCACCTGAGAAAAAAGAAGGTGGAACGGTTGAAGATGAGGATGCAGACCATCCAGATGATGATCAAGCGCTCAGAGACGCTAAAAGAAACCGTCGTAGAGCTAAAAAAGACCTGATTCGCAAGACAAACGAGGAAAAAGACCTCCGTTTGCAACAACTCCAACGTGAAAACGAGGAGTTTAAGCGTCGTTTGACAGAGGTGGAGAGCAGAACACGCCAGTCAGACGTCATGCGGATCGACAAAAACATCGAGGACACCCAAGTTCGCTTGGAATATGCCAAGATGAAGATGGCTGAGGCGGTAAGTTCCAATGATGGACAAGCCATGGTGGAGGCTCAAGACCTTTTAGATGAGGCAAAAGCCAACCTAAGCCAACTCAATCAAATAAAAAGACAGGCAACACAAGCCCCACAGCAACAAAATCTTGACAACATCAGGTTGCCTGACCCAGAGACGCAGAGAAACGCTGCTCAATGGATTAACAAGCACAGTTGGTATAAAGTAGACGGCACAGATAGGGACAGTAAAGTCACTTTGAAGGCATCTGAAATGCTAGTTGAAGAAGGTTGGGATCCAAAAGATCCAGATTATTGGGATGAACTCGATAGTCGCTTGCAAAAATCTCTACCACATCGTTATAATGAAACCACAGACAGTAATTCCACTGTTCGAAGACCGAGGAATGTTGTGGGAAGTTCAGGACGCGAGGCATCTGCAGCTTATGGGGGTACAAACCGTACCCAGTTCATCCTCACCCCAGAAAGAGTGAGTGCTATGAAGGAAGCTGGTGCATGGGAGAACCCTGTGCGCAAAGCGAAGATGATTGAAAATTTCATCAAGTTTGACAGTCAGAATAAAAACCGTAACTAATACTTGGAGTAAAACATGGAATCACGTCTAAAAAAATCTTTGAATGCAAGTGGTCGCCAAGACCGTGATAACGGGGAAGCATCCCACAAAGCACCTGAAGATAAGTTCATTTCTACGCAGGAACGTAAAAAAATGTGGAGCGAGGAGTGGACGCAATCAGCACTGCCAAAACTACCCAACGTAGATGGGTGGCACCTTTGCTGGCTTTCAACAACCAACAGCTACGATTCAATTGATAAGCGGATTCGCCTTGGGTACGTACCCGTTAAGTCGGAAGAGTTACCAGGCTATGAAGATTACAAAATTAAATCGGGTGAGTACGTAGGTTACATATCGTGCAACGAGATGTTGCTTTTCAAATTGCCCATGGATATTTTCCAAGAGGTCATGACCTATCAGCATCACGACAAACCTCGTGAAGAAGCTGACAAGATTCGTGTACAAATTGAGAGTCTCCAAGGCCAACGTGATAGCAACGGAAAGTCGCTTGTAAATGTTGAGGGTGAAGGTATTGGCGGAATTGAACAGCAACCAAGCAAAACACCCGTATTTTCGGGTTAACCTAAAGGAGTTTGACTATGTCAGCAACTAATGCTCCGTTTGGCTTGCGCCCTGCGTTCCACCCCTCTGGTCTGGATCGCGCTCAGGCGCTTGCTGGCGGTATTCAATCTGGTTTGTCCGTAAACATTTTAAAAGGACAACCAGTTTCTTATGTGACAGCCGCAGTCTTGACAGCTACAAGCTTGTCAAGTATTGCTAACGGCACAATCGTTCCTTCTGCCACCCCTGGCAATAGCGCAGCATCATCAGGCTACCAAGTCGCTGGTGCATTCGCAGGCGTACAGTGGACAGATACAACTGGTCGTGCACGTATCTCTAACTATTGGCCAGCAAGCACTGCTTACACAGCAGGAACTTGCGTTGCTTACTTCTACAACGACGAAAAAATCGTTTATGAAATTCAAGCAGATGGTTCAATGGCTCAAACGTCTATTGGCGACGAGTACAACTTCAGCAACATTACCGCTGGTTCAACAACCACTGGTTTGTCGCAAGCAACTTTGGCATCAGCTTCTAACCAAGCTAACGGTGCTCAAGGTCAGATGCGTGTCGTTGATCTCGCTCCCTATGTGGACAACGCTTGGGGTGATAGCTACACGATTGTTCGTGTGACATTGCCATATTCTCAATTTGTTGCTGCTGCTACAGCAGTTGTTTAATAGGAGTCTGACAAATGGCAGCCCCAATGCGCAGTACGGACTTCCGTTCCATCGTTGAGCCTA